CTAAGCTTAAGTCCTGGGGTAGCGTTTATTGTTACTCCACCAGTTGCGGTAATTGTAGTCATTCCTGCTCCTGTTTGAAGTATTGTTATTTGCGTTCCAACGGGAAAAGCTACAGAAGAGTTTAAAGGAACAGTTAAGGTATTAGCTGAAGCATTACTCACTTCTACTAGTTTATCTTTATCCGCCAAGACCAGTGTATAGCTAGCTACCTGAGCGTTAGTTACGACATTGGAAGAAGCAAAGTCTAATGATATTGTTCCATTGCCTACTCTTATTTTTTTATTTGTAGAATCCCAAAAAATTCTAGCATCAGTTGTTGATGCACTTGTTGAAAGAGTAAGGAACGGTGTGTCAACTGCTGGACTGGTGAGAGTCTTGTTGGTTAGAATTTCCATTCCGTCAAGAGTCGAGAGAGTGCCAGTCGTTGGAAGAGTTACAGATGTTGTAGCAGTTGCCGTTAATGTAGTTGCAAATGCACCTGACGTAGTAAAATTTCCACCAAAGGTAAGAGTTTTATTTCCATTTACTACTAGATTATTATTTATTGTCGTTGTTCCAGTTGCGGCACCAATGTTCAATGTTGTTGCTGCTCCAGCAAAGTTTATAGTTGTTTGACCAACGTTCAGCAAGGTGAAGGTAGAACTTAGGCTATTTAACGAGGTTTCAATAGCTGGACTTGTTAAAGTTTTATTAGTAAAAGTTTCAGTTCCTGCGAGTGTTGCTAATGTACCGGTCTCTGGCAGTGTTATGCTAGTGTTGTCTGTAGTTGCAAGTGTGGTTGAATAAGCACCGTCTTCTGTAGTAATTGTAAAGTTTCCGCCAAGAGTAATAGTTTTATCATAATTGACCCAATTGGTTCCATTGTATCTTAGCATTTGACCAATTGATGATGATGTTATTACGGTGTCGGAAAGATCATTTAATACTGCTGAACCAATACTTCCAGTCGGACCAGTCGGACCAGTAATACCAACCTCGCCCTGCAAACCCGCAAGGGAGACAGAGGCAGAGCTAAAAGAACCTTCACCTGCTTCATAGTCAGAGTAAACACTGAAACTAGTATCTTGAACAAGGGCTGTAATTTCACCGGTAATATATCCTGCTGCTGCATTAACTTTTACGTGATTACCTAAAGCAAAAGCTCCAGTGTTAGCGGAAGTGAATACATAGGTAGTGCCAATAGTTCCATCAATGGAAGTTGCACATGATGCAGTAACTCCAGCATAAGCGCGTCCTGTAGAACCTGTTGGGCCTGTGGGTCCTGTATCTCCAGTTAACCCAGTTGGTCCTGTAGGACCTTCTGCCCCAGTAGGACCTGGTGCTCCTTCTGCTCCAGCAGCTCCTGGTGCACCTTCAGCACCAGTAGGACCAGTTGGTCCTGTAGGACCTTCTGCCCCAGTTGGACCTGGTGCTCCTTCTGCTCCAGCAGCTCCTGGTGCACCTTCAGCACCAGTAGGACCAGTTGGTCCTGTAGGACCTTCTGCCCCAGTTGGCCCCGTAGGACCGACCTCAAGGCCTGCTACGGCTATATAAACCGACACCCTGACTGAACTAGAAGCTGGGGGAGAATCAAAATAAACCGTAATAGTATTACTAGATGTAGCTTCCCAGGAAGTTAAAATTAAACCATACGGAGAAGCAGCTTCCCTAACAGTTACACTTACATCTCTGCTTCCAAAATTATGAGTGACAACAAACGAAGTATTAGTTCCATCGCCTACAGTTGTATTATAAACTGTGCCAGCTAAACTAACGGCACTAGTAAACTCAACAATAGCATTGGAGCTATTCTTGTAGAATATTTTTCCATCTGCGTAGTTTAGCGCCAGCTCACCATGATCCAGGGTTGTTGGAGCTTGAGTTGGAGTTGCTGATCTTTTTATTTTAATAGTGTTAGCCATAGTGAATATCTTTTACTTGAAAAGCGGAGGGCCAAAGAATGGAGGAAAGTATGGGGGGAAATACGGAGGAAAGTATGGAGGGAAATATGGAGGGAAATACGGAGGGAAATACGGAGGGAAGTATGGTGGGAAGTAGGGAGGGAAGTATGGAGGAAAGTAGGGAGGAAAGTAGGGAGAATACTTAGTATAAGCTACATCTTCTTTTCTTGGATAAACCGTATTAGCTGCAGGGGATTCAGATATAATCTCATCTAGCCTAGTTAAGTTGCCACCAGAAGGATCGTTTAGGTTAGTATTTGATACAACTCCGTACGTCAAAACCTGCTGCTGTGAGCTTAGGATCGGCAACGACTGGCTTATCTCCAACTATGTTGGGTACGTTATTTTTTCTTGGCCCTGATGAATTTCCACTACTAATAGCCATAATTTAACCTGTTGACAAATAATATATTATATTGACTTGCCATTTTTACTCCATAGATAAAGTTTCAGTTAATTATAGTCCTAGAACGTTCCACCGTCAAGTATATAGTTACCAGCAGCTACGTCAGCTAAAACAGAGCTATAAGCCTGTACATTGGTCCCAATGGCCAATCCAAGGGCTGTACGAGCATCTCCAGCATTTGCTGAGCCGGTACCACCGTTAGCAATAGCTATTGACGTACCAGTCCAAGTACCAGTGGTAATTGTTCCAAGGGTTGTAATGCTGTCATCACCAGTATACGTACCACCAGCCACTGCAGCGAGTGTAGAGTTGTAGGCCTGTACGTTAGTGCCAATTGCTAATCCAAGAGCCGTACGAGCTGCTCCAGCGTCTGTAGAGCCGGTTCCACCGTTAGCTATGGCTATTGCGGTACCATTCCATACACCAGTTGCAATTGTTCCAACTGAAGTAAGGCTTGATGCGGTTACCCCTGAACCAAGAGTAGTGGCGTTAAGTACGGAAGTTCCTGCGATTAACAATGACTTGCCAGTTAGAAGGTTGAGATTCTCAGATGAAGTCCATGCGTCAGTTGCATCAATCCAGTTAAAGGTCTTGTCCGTATCGCCCTTAAGGGTAATACCGCCACCGTCTGCACCTGCATCTGTTGGAGAGGCACTTGAACCAAGCTCAAGGTTCTTGTCATCAACACTTACAGTAGTTGAGTTAATTGTAGTTGTTGTACCGTTGACTGTCAGATCACCTGAAAGGGTAAGAGATGTACCAGTAGCAGCACCAATGTTTGGCGTTACAAGTGTTGGCGTATTAGCGAATACTAATGCACCAGTACCAGTTTCATCCGAAAGGACTCCAGCAAGTTCTGATGAAGAAGTGGCTGCAAAATCCGAAAGCTTATTGTTAGTAAGTGCTACTGTACCAGTTGCATCTGGAAGTGTGATTGTTCTATCTGCGGTTGGATCTGTGACAGCAAGTGTTGTCTCATGGGCATCAGCTGTCGCACCTTCAAAAACCACCGAACCATCATTAAATACTGCTCCAGTAATTACTGGACTAGTAAGCGTCTTGTTGGTTAGAGTTTGAGTGTTTGTGGTTCCAACTACTGCACCAGTTGCACCATGTGCTTCTGTTGCAGATGTATGAGTCGTTAAGTTTCCTGCGACTGTTGAAGCTGAACCATACGCGTCGTAAGTATTTGCTGTTACTGAAATTGCACCTGTTCCATCAGTGTAGGTAAGACCTGTGCCAACTGCATTTCCAACTGCATCTTGAGCAGCTTCATTGAAGTCTGTAACTGCACTTGCTGGAATAGCAATTGTTGCTGTTCCAGCTGCTGTCAAACGACCCTGAGCATCAACCGTAAAGGTTGAAACAGCTGTAGCTGAACCAAATGAACCCGCTGTTACTGCGGTGTTATCAAGATCCAAAGTAAGAGTGTCGGTTGCAGAAGCTGTCGACGTTAGGCCTGTACCACCAACTATAACAAATGTATCTCCACCAGAAATGGTTAGATTGTCACCACTATCTGCGTCTACTGTAAATGAAGTAGATATAGAAGCTGTTCCAGCTGCTGTCAAACGACCTTGAGCATCAACCGTAAAGGTTGGGATTGCGCTAGCTGAGCCATAAGAACCAGCTGTAACGGCAGTGTTGTCAAGGTTAACCGTAACGGTATCTGTTGCTGAAACAACTGAGCTTAAACCTGTGCCACCAGAAACTGTTAACGTATTGCCATTGGCAATTGTTTCAGTAGTTCCAGTGTCTCCAGCAAAAGATAGCCCAGTAAATGAGCCACTTGCGCTAACTGCTGAGTCTACATATGCAGTAGTTGCTACTGAAGTAGAGTTATTATTAGCAGACTTTGTTGTTGCTGTTGCAGAAGCACCAAGTGCAATAGTTCCTGAGAATGTTTTATTACCAGTGATCGTTTGAGTGCCGGAAAGACCTACATAAGCACCTGAGCCACCGATAGCTTCAACCGTGGTGGCCGTACCCCCTAAACCGCCTGCGCCTTTACCATAGTAAAGAACATCATCAACTTCGTTGTACGCAAGTTCAGCATTAGCGAGTGATCCTGGTGCACCAGCATTACCTGACGCTCTTCTTTTGATCCTGATTGTATTTGCCATTTTAGAAATTTCCCCCATCGGTTAGATTAGTTTCAACGTAATTGACCCATTTTGAGCCGTTGTATCTTAGTACATTGCCCGCTGCAACAGAAGTAATAGTAACGTCGTTTAACCCATTTAAAGCTTCCGAAGCTGCCATTCTATCTTTTATTGTTAAATAGTTACCAGATGGGTTAAGTCCCAATATAGTTTGAACAGCCTCCATAGCATCATTAAGGTTGGCGTGCTGTTCAGCATGGGGTACTACTGTAGAGTTTAAGTTATCTGTTGCAGTAGGATTTATTAAAATATCTAGAGAGTTAGGATAATTAGTGGCCATTTTACACTCCTATATTGATAATATTTTTGTTGAATTATTTTCCCAAACTATAGTTAAACTAGAGCCTATAGGTGAACCTACGAATGGTAAATTAAATCCAGTATCTATATAAAATAGTAGCCTAGAAGTAGCCGGATTACCAGAAGATTGAAATAAAATTATTGCATTGAATGTAGTATTAGCTTCTAGGTAAATTGATATGTCCTGAGCATCTATTACCCCAAGGGTGTTTGTTACTCCAGTAATAGCAGCACTGGTGGCAACTATGGCACTATTATTGATCCCTGAAAGAAACTCATCTGACGATTCCGCTGCTGTATAATTTGCAGTATTTACAAATAGTAGTTTAAATTGATTAGAAGAAAAATTTATTTGTCCATTTAATATTGCTTCTTTTGCTTTTTTGTAAACAAAATTAGACATATTAAATACCTATATCTTTAGATATTATAATCCTATATTTATAGCCAGTTTCATAATATTCTTTGTCGCTTGGATAGAACACAGGAGTAGCATCTGTAGAAGGCATATCTAAATACACTTCTGGCTCCCAGGAATGAATTGAGACATTAGCTGAAACTGTTTCCCATCTAGATGGTATTCTTTGAATTTTTTTTCTTTGTACTTTAAAGTAATCATTATTAAGAAAGTTAGAAGCTGGGCGAGCGTTAAAGGTAATTGTGACTCTGCCGTTGTTATGGGAGTTGTCTATATAAAATGAACCATTTTCTGGATCTATTGATTTTATAAAAAAATTGGGATTCTTAGCAATAATTTGAACTGTAGAAAAAGCATCTATTCTTAAAGATTTATCTTCAATTAAAATCTCTTCATAATCAGGTTCTTGGAATGAAGTTATATTAGCTATTACCGTAGATGGAGTAGCATCGTCATTCTTTGTAAAGACTATACTTTCTGATGGTATCTTTTCGTTTACGGCATCAAAGAGATTGGTTACTTTTATCTTATATTCTTTATTAGCAGTTAACTGCTGGTCCCAAAATAATCTTAATGTTCTAGAGATCTGATTATAATCAGTAATTGTATTGATAGGGGCAAATGGACTATTGACAACAATTGGAGTTGCGTCAGTGCTTTCTACCGTAAAGTTTGGATTAATTAGAGTACTGATTTTAACAGTTCTACCAAACTTAATTATTACTACGTCAGCGTCTACACTAGCGTGCTCTATTAAATATAGTGCCACATTATCTCCTTATTTGCCTATACATTTAGTAACCTTGTTTGGAAAAAGAACAAGGGACGGTAGTTACCTACCGTCCCAAATCCCTTAGGTTTAGTCACCAAAGTGACCGCAACTATAATTGTCCTAAGATTAGGCTGTTTCGTTAGTAACGAGAACCTCGTAGTTACGGCTGAGGTTAACGTTCTTAGCAACAGTGATACCCTCACCATCGCCAAGCATTACGATGTCGTAGCGCTCTTTCATCTTCAATTGACGGATGTCACGTGAAGGATCATCGAACTGGTCGGTGGACATATCGTCCTTGACCAACAATGAACCAACTTCGTTTCTATCAATCAAGAAGAGGTCAGACTTAGCTGCCGTAGCACCGCTCTTGGCTGTGAAGCTTACGAATGGTGAGACAAGGACATTAAGGCCCATAGGTGCAGTTGCGTTAAGTGCGCCATCTGCATTTGATGGACGGTAGCCCCAACTTGTATTGACTGCAGATGCTGCTCCACCGTAGTGGAAGATTGCATCTTTAAGGAATACTGACCACATCAATGGGTGAAGGATGAAGTCGGTTGGAACATGCTTTTCTGCCATGAGAACTGCTGCCATGTCGACGATATCGTCCCACGTGATGGTGTCATTGAAGGCACCGGTAATGTCACGACCAGTTGTGTCATCGTATGAACCACTGTCATTGTCGAAGACAATAGTTGCGGCGTCTTTGAAACGACTTAGTGCGATCTGCTCTTTCAAGCGAGCCATTGCACGACCTGCTGCGCGGACGTGAAGACCAACGATGTCCCAAAGGGAGTCAGCGATGACTTCCTCTGTAAAGGAGAGCTTAACGCCCTTCTTCGACACTTTGCCTTCAATCTGCTTCGCAAATGCGAGTGACTGCTCTGGGTACTCTTGTCCTTCAGGGATCTCTGCTGCTTGGATTGCATTAACTGCTGGGAATTCTAATGAACGGCCCTTTCCAAGGCGAACAGTAGAAAGTAAGGGTGTGATCAACAATTGTGGCTCTGCAGCCTCTCTTAGAGTGCGAGAGATAACTTTAGGGAAAAGTGCTGCTGCATCTGGTGATGCAAAAGCTTCCTTGACAGTAACTCTGTTGTCTTCGTCGATGTACCCATCCTCTGATAATGCGGTTTCCCAAGCTGGGAGGCCGGAAAGGAGTTCTTGGATTGTTTTACTCATCTTAGGGTTTTCCTTCTTTTCTTTTTATAAGGTTAGGTTGACGCGGAATGCGCCAATGACATTGTTTACATCCAGGTTTGAACGGATGCCCAACTTGCCGTTGAATGGACCACTTTGCGTGATTTCAAAAACGGTTTTGAGAGCGCCCGGATCTGAAGGCAACTGCATGTAGGAGAGGAGGCCGTCATCAAAATTGGTGGCGAACTTCTCTACTTCAATTACCTTACCAACTTGCAACCATGGGTATGATCCACAGTCAGCAGCTGATAATGCTCTTGGGCGACCCATAAAGTCTGGAGCGATTAATGAACCGACTGTTACGTCGTTGTTAATGCCATTGACCATTGGGTACTCTACGTATCCATGAGTGATGAAACCAGCACCCTGTGAAGTGCCCTTGTCAAAAGGACGGTAGAGATCGTATTGTGCAACGCCGACTGGAACGCTTCTTACTGCTACTTCAATGCTGTCAGTAGCGCCTGAGCTGTACGCAGGGGTTGCACCTGTAAGTGGAGACCATGAGTCTGGCATGTTGTCGCCCCAGGTTACTGCAGAGCCAGAACCATTAGCTGGAACTACTCTTGCATCACCATTAGCGTCAGCAATAACTGAAATGATTGTACCCTTAGGGATTACAATTTCAAAACGATCATCTTCACTGTCTGAATAAAAGGTCGGGAGACCTGGGTGTGTTAGGAGGTAAGCTGCTGGAGCGATACCCTCTGAGACTACTAAACGGCCTGTGCCGGTCTTAGTCCCTACTTTACGAAATTTTGCTAAACTCATTTAAATTTCTCCTTAGATTATGATTAAAGTTTACGGCGGCCCATTAAGGCATCTACAAATAACTGCTCTGGAGTATTTGTCACTTTTTCTTCGACTACTTCTTCTTCTCCGTTAATGGTGATGACGTTTTCTTCACCCTCAATAACTTCGATTTCTGAATTCATCTCTAACATCATTCCAGCTATTTTCTTGGTAGCTGGCATTTTTGCCAGATCTCTCAGAGAGTCGGCAAGAGATGAAGCCGAACGGCTAACATGTTCCTGAATAAGAGACTCTCTAATTTCTTGTGATTCAACTCCAGCTGCAATCTTTGCGTCTACAACTCTTTCAACAAGAGTTCTATGTAATGCATTTTTGAGCTTCTGGTTTTCTTCTTCAAGAGATTGAAGCTTGCTAGCATTAACATTTTCCTCAGAGGCGCTTTCGTTGCCAGTGAGCTCTGCTTTTGCTACTTCTATTTCTTGATCTTCTTTTGAAACTTCAGGATTAGCTGAATCAACTACAACGAGTTCTTCTGCTGATTCTGAAACTTCTTCAGACTTTGCTATTCTCCATGATTCATCAGCTGGTTCTCCAGCTTCCATCTTGAGGAAAGACTTTAACTGCCATAGCCACTTTTTATGCTGGCCATCTTGTTCGGTCAAGATATCGGCAGTTTCTTTTTGATTTAATTCATTTGCTACCAAAAGAGCAGCAGCAGTGCTAGCATCAACTGTAGCAGCATCTTCTAGAATCTTTTGAATAGCTTCTAATAATGCTTCGTTTTCAACTACAGCTTTATCACTTGCTTCTTCACCCTTAACTGATTCTTCTGCAGCTTCTGGGACTTCTTCATTAGCGGTCTCTTCTTTGGGAGCCTCTTCTACTTCTGGTGCTTCTGTCTCAGGAGCCTCTTCTGCAGGGGTCTCTTCTGATTCTTCTACTGTTCCAGAAGCTATAGCTGAAAGATCTTGACTTAGATCTTCAACAGCAGCGAGTATGTCCTCGCTTACAACATTTGCGTCCATATTTGATTTCTCCTGTGGATTAATATCTTTTTCAACTTCTCCGCTAGATAGTAATGAATTAGCTTCACTATGTGCACTTTCGCTCTCCTGTATTGCCATGGCAGTAAGGAAAGCGCCTTTGAGGTGCAGATAAAGAGGCTTTGATTCTTTCTTTTTCATATTTTTCAATAAAGATTCATGCTCATCAAAAGAGTAAATATCTTCTTCGTTCATGTGTAGAACGAAAGCAGAACTCTTAGCTACCCAGCCTTCTGAGGTTGGTTTTTTGTTTTCATCGTCCACTACAGTAGTGGATCTAACCCCGGACTTACCGTCAGCGGGTTGGTTTACGAAAGAATATTCCTTAAAGGAAATGTCTTGCATATCTATGAATGCAAGCTTACCCTTGTAGACTTGACCTCTACGATATTTAGGAGCAGCTGGTCTTCCTGATGCGTTCTCGGTTGCGAGATCTTCTCCAGAAATGGAACAAACTGCTTTTCCTGCTCTACCGCCAACTGAACCAGTAAGATATCTCTTGTCGAGGATCTTTTGCGCAGCAACTGGATCTGTAATTGCAACTTGCAATCTCACGAAAGGACTTCCGTCACCTTCTTTATCCATCTTTGCTGCCATAACACGACCAATAGGCTCTGTGTTAAGATCATGATTCATGATTATTGGCTTAGGGTATGGCTCAACCCAAGACTGCAAGGCTTTTTCAAGTTCTGCAGCGGAATAGTTATTGTAATTAGAAGTCAATCCGTTCATGGATTGCAGCAACTTCAATAATTAAACCATAATTAGCATTAAATGATTCCGAGAAATTATAGTTGCTCTCGCTGATATCTGGAAGTTGAACGGTAAAGTTCTCCGTGAATTCAAAAGTCATTTATTTGTTCTCCCTAAAGAGCAGTTTAAACTAAACATTATAGTAAGTTAAGTTATTATAAACTAAACATTCTTATATAAGAATATCATACTTTAGATAAAGATTGCAACACATCTTTATGTCTTAAATCGCCATTTTTAACAAAATCATTAAACATGGCTTTACTCATTATATGGGGAGCATACATGTAAGATGCACTAAACAGTTTATATCCCATTTTTCCACAGTTCCCAGACCAGCCAAGATCTTCTCCCTGCTCATGTATTTGATAGTTTATATTTTGATATACATTTTTTGACATCATTTTTGCTGCCATTATAATGTCTGATTGGAAGTAAGTCCCTAGAGGAAAGTTATCGATTCTCATTGCCTTTTTGCCTACTTCGCCAATCCACTTCATAACACTAGGAAATCTCATTCCTACAGGAGTCATAAACATAAGTGGGCTTACAGCATCAGCTCCATCTTTTATATGGGCTATCAATAATTCAATAGTGCTTGGATTAGTTAATAGGATATCTGAGTCTAGGCTAAAGAAATAATCAGGCTCATATTCTCTAACTTTATTTAAAAGAATATTTCTTAAATTAGTCATATTCTCATATTTAGAGATAGTCCATTGACGCATTCCTTCTTCGTGTGAAGAATGGTTTAAAGTATCTGCCGATATAAAATCAACAAAAGGGATTTCTGGATGAACTGATTTCCATCTTTCAATCATAGCTATAGTCCCAGTATCGTCTTTACTCCCAACAAAAACAAAACCTATTTCACTTAATGGAAAAGATTGATTTTCTATGCAAGATGCCCAAGCTGGGAATATCCATTCCCTATCATATATAGGGCAACCTATAATGAGCTTCATTTTACTTTTCGGTAGTGGCTTCTTTGGGAGCAACTTTGTTTCTAGATTGAACTTCTTGTTCTTTCGTAAGAGGCTTTGATTCTTCAACCTTAGGTGCTTCTGCTTCTACTGCGGGCACAGCTGCAGGCGCGGGTACATCTGCAGGTGTGATAATTTCTTCGACGGCAACAACATCTTCTTTTTTATTGGCCGCTTCAAGTTCATCAATTTTGTCTGCAAAAGCAACAACAATATCAACTAGAATTTGCAGGCCCAATCTAGCTTGACCATTATCTACTGCCGTCAAGAATGCATCAATTGCATTATCGCCGTATCTCATTTGCTTGCCTATTTCTGATTCAATATACATTAATCTACCTGTTCGTTTCGTTCGACTGTTTCGTCTTGCTCATATACATTATACTCGTCTTTGAGTGCATTTTCAATCATTGGGAGCCAAGAAAGATCAGATCTTCTTATATTAGGAGAAGTTCTTCTGCCCTGCTGATTTGCTGGGCGAATTACATTGCCAGCACCTTTTCTCTTTGATGGCAGATTCTTCTGGCCCTTAGGAGCAGGTTTTTGTTTATCTGAATTCTGAGCCCCTGCTGTTACTGGAGGAGCGTTGTCTGCTACTACTTCTGCTTGATTCTTTGCTATCTCCATTTGGATATCAGCTTGAATACCTGTAAACAATTCGTCTCTATCATACTCTGGATCCATGCCAAGTTGTATTCTAGCTTCTGGTAAAGTGATTGTTGAGTTAGTATACTTTTGTATTATGTGAGTTTCTTTTTTAACTTGAGTATCAACGTCAATCTCATTAAATTTAAAGTAACATCTATCAGAAAGACCTGTTTCCATTGGGTTCACGATTGGATCAAATCCGCCCTCAAACAATAATTCATTGAAGAAATGTAATCTAATCATCTCGGACATTTGCTTTTGATATTGCTTAACCTTGTCATATAGCGCAGTATCTAATCTGTCGGTCATGGCTCTATTGCCACCGTTCATAGACATGCCTAGGTGATGAGGTGCCACTCCAAGTCCAATAGCTACTCTTTCCTTGAAGTGGTTGAGGTAACCCTCAGCATTGAGTGAAGCGTTATTTGCGCCTATAACTTCTACGTCATGTCTGTAAGGAAGGATCAATCCACCTTCAGCTCGCATACTTTCAATCTCAGAAGATGCTCTCTCTATTTCCTCTGGCTCAGCTGGTTGATCGGCTGTTCCAATCTTGTATTTATAAAGAGGGAATAATTCTCTATGAACTAAGTTTTGAATATCTTCTTCAAGCTGTCTTAAAGCGATAATGTCATCTAGGGCTGCACTAATAAATGGAGTGCCAAACGCACGTCCGGTCTTCTTGTCGAAATGTAAGTGGATTACCTTCTCAGCGTCCCATACAGGGTCTTTGTCTGTCGGCATGTAGGTCCAGGGGTTAGTCTGCTGTCTATAGGCCTTAGGCTTATTGTGCTTGTCTCGTAAGATTCTAACCTGCTCAGTTGGGATAATATAATAACCAACAATTGGTTGAGTGCCATTTATTGGAGTTAAAGGAGTTGGGAAGTACTGAGACATGTCAGCTCTTGCCTTAACTATAAAAACATTGGAGAATTTAATTAGATGATCTGTTACCTCAAGAAGAAAATCACTAAATGGTCTCTTCATGGCTATTTCCATGAAGTCAATTCTTTGATTGATATAGGCAACAGCCTCTGGATTTTCTCCAGTAATCTTCCAGCCTTCTTTCCAGAACAGCTCTTTATATTTAAGCATGCCTTGCTTGGCGTAGGAGTCTGTATCTAGAGCTTGTAGTATTCTTTCAAAGTTATAGGGCGATGGTTCAAAGGTAGCCCTAACGTTATAATAATAAGTTGTGCCACGAAAGCCCAAAGCCAAAGCTGCTGGTTTAAGCGTCTTGGACAAAGACTTGACCTGATCTGGTTCTATGGACTTTGCTAGAAAATCGGCAGAACTATTCTGGACAAATGGAAGATAATCTTTTAAAGCCATTTATATTCTCCTGTTTAAATATATAAGTTAATAGTAGTATTTAAAACTACAAAGGAGAAGTTAACTATTGAGCTTGTAATTCTGTAGCCTCAAAAGCTCTTTTAACAATAAGAGCCTTAACTGACTCCAGCCAAAAAACTGTTTCAGCCTCGTTGAAATCACTTTTATAACCAAGGTTTTGATCGCTAATTGTAATAGAGATAGCAAAATCTTTTTTAGGCTGTACTGGCGTTTCTACAGTTTCTTCTACTGGAGCTTGTTCTACTGGAGCTTGTTCTGTTG